GCGGCCTCTGCCGCCCCAGCGCCGGTTCGGTGGCCATCGACGGCATCGACATCTACGCCCTGGGGCAGGAGCGGCTTGCCGACTTCCGCCGCGCCTACCTCGGCTTCGTCTTCCAGAGCTTCAACCTGGTCCCCTACCTCACCGCCCTGGAGAACGTCATGCTCCCCCTGGCGGTGCAGAAGATGGCCGCCGGCGAGAAACGCCGGCGGGCGAGGCGGGTCCTGGAGCGGGTGGGGCTCTCGAGCCGGGAGGGACATCTCCCCAGCCAGCTCTCCGGGGGAGAACAGGAACGGGTGGCGATCGCCCGGGCCCTGGTCAACGCCCCGCCGCTGATCCTCGCCGACGAGCCGACGGGGAGCCTCGACAGCGCCACGGCCGCGGAAATCATGGCCCTCCTCAAGGAACTCAACGGCGAGGGGCAGACCATCGTCATGGTCACCCACAACCCCGAAAACGAGACCTATTTCCACCGCACCCTGCGGCTGCGCGACGGTCTGGTCGACGCCGAACCGGAGGCCTCTTGCCGCCTGCAGGCGGCGGGGTAGGGGAGGGGGAGCCGTGGTCCTCGTCTTCCTGGTGATTCTCGCCTTTTTCTGCTACGCCATTCGCGCCGAGCTCGACGGCGGACAGGAGACTCCGGCGCCCTCCGCCGGCCTATGCCCGGGATGCTCCGGCGCCGTGGAGGCCGATTGGCTCCTCTGTCCCCGCTGTCGGGAGCTTTTGCGGGAGAGCTGCGGCGTCTGCGGCGCGGCGACTTCGAACTGGCACAGCTATTGTCCCCATTGCGGGGCCCGGCGGGAGGAAGAGACATGAGGAAGGGACATTTCCCCGGGACGGCGGCGGCTCTTCTCTCCGTGATCACCCTGCTGTCGGTTATTTGTTACAACTACTGGTCCTACTGCTGCGGGCGCTGCACCCTCGGCACCTTTTTCACCCTCGGCCCCTTCGGGGCTCTCCTTTTGGGGCTGGCCCTGGTCGGCGCCCTGGTCCTGGCCTTCCTGCGCCACCGTCGCCGTCCCCCCGGCCGCCGCGGCTGCCCCTGCGGCTCCGCTCTGGCCACCGACTGGAAATTCTGCCCCGCCTGCGGAGCCCCAGCTTCAGCCAGCTCAGATAAGATGATTTAATCTCGAGGCCCGGAGCTGCGGGCCCCCTTCTGAGGGGGGGTGAGAAACGGAAGTAACGAGAATTGCGAAAACTGTGGTCGGCAAATCTTTACGGATGGTTTACAGGGAGGAGTTTTGGGGGAGTCGTCAAAAATATTTTGATGCTTGGCGTGGCGGCCCTTTTCATTGAACGGCCACGCCAAGCATCAGTCCTTTATTCCGGCGGCTTTTCTTTTTGAGTTGATGATTTCGTCTTGACGGGCGATCTGGATTTTCATCAAGGCTGATGGCAGGCCAAGAGACAGAATGAATGTTGTAATGGCTGCTCCAAGGTAGATCCGCTCTATCCATAACCCCGCTAATGGATATTGTTTTCCGATCAGGCTCGCAATCAGGATCAAACCAAGGGTGGTGAGATAGAGATAAAACATCCACTTTTGCCGAACAAGCCGATTGAATACGTTTGTCCGGTTCTTCTCGCTGGCTCTCCAACTTCTCGACGCGATGGCACCAGGCTCGCCCATTATGGTCATAATCGCCACTAGAAACCCGGCCAAAATAGAGAAAACTGTGACGATAACATTTACGGCTAGATCATTCCCGTGGATCAATGGCTGGCCAAAGAGAAAACCCACTATCCCCGCACTAAAGGCCACACCGAAGAAAGATAATCTTTTCCAGTCTGTTCCCATAGATTACTGCTCCAGTAGCCCATCTGCTCGAAGTTCATAATAATATGTCTCAAGCTCACGCCAGGCGTCACTGCAAAAAACCGACTTTCCGTGTTTTTGAATTTTTACAATTTTAGTAAGAGAAATGTCACTTCCTTTAATTCTCTGACCCCCTGCGGTGCGGATAGAAAAGCCTTCGTCATCGTCATCCAGCATTTGAATCGCTAATTGTTCAACTCCCTCTCGACCAAGAGACATGCCTTTTTTCCGACTATCGTAGGTCAGGATGACACGGGCAGTGAGATTTTCAGCATTCGCAATTTCCTCGGGCGTTTTGTCTTTGAAAATCATGGCCTTAACCTGATCCATGAGAATCCCTCCAATTTGCTGCCGGACTGTCGTTCTGTCTATATTGTCAAGGGTAGCATCAAAAAGGCTCACATCCAAGTTGATAGCCTTTACTCCTTGACTCTGGATAAGCCTCAATTTATCTACATTTGCAGATCTACAGAGAGAAAAAGTTGAAGCGTTTCGCGGAAGGCCGGTGGCTTCAATGATGCCGGTCATATATCTTTCAGCCCTTTTTTCATGCAGATTAGTAGCGCACAAAAGAACGTGGTTGCCGACCACAAGGACCATAATGTCGCCATCCATGAATTCGCAGTGCTCTGGGGGAGGAGTTGTGCCCACATCTCCATCCTGATTTTCACTCAATCGGGGCACGACTGACGCATGTTCCCCAGGAGTGTACGCAGCAATATGGAGTAAAATACCAAGATTCTGTTGCGGAAGGTGTTTCCGACATTCGAGTGTGGGGTGGCCTGGAACCTCCACTCGGCGCTGGGCAATAGTCGTAAATTGGCTATGAGCATTGGCTAAATACTCTTCGAGAGTGCCATCGACAGACGTTAGAAATTCAGCCCGGCGATAACTTAAGGTTTTTTGTTTTTCGACCACTTGCCCCTCCTCATTTTATGTTTTAAAAAACATATCCAGTTAGTCCCAGAAATTTCCCAATATTCTAGTGTCGACCTATTTACCAGCCAAACTCTCCCTTTTTCGGCGCAGCGAGCTGTCCATTCTGGTCTTTTCTGTGTGGCAATCGTCGCAGAGGGTCGCTAGATTTATGATGTCGTTGGAGCCGCCGTTCATCAACGCGCGGCGGTGATCGACTTCGAGTTTGGTTGTGCTGCCGCAAATTACGCAGTGATAGCCGTCGCGGCGTTTCACATACTCCTTAACTGACTCAACATCTCGCATGTGTATTACAATATCGGAGGAAAGTGCCCCGACGTTTTCATTGCTAACTCGAAAATACTCGGCGATTTTCCGGCTTCGCTCGGCAGCAGTGGGAGGAGAAAGAGGAACTTCAGTTGATGTTTTTATTTCATTTTTGGGAGAGACCGTTCGGTTGGGCTTAGAAGTTGGAGTAGGGGTTCCCGATGTTTGCTTGTGGTAGTGATATTTTCCAGTCTTTCGATTATTATGTCCCCCATTGATGTCTAACCTTCCTCCGTGTCCAAAGCATATACCTGGTAGCAGGATCGCCAGGCATAGTATGTAAACCAAGCCCCTATTCATTTCATTTTCCCTTACTGACTATTCCCCGTACACCGTCACCCGGGCCACGCTGATCAGCCCATAACTCCGGGCAGCTTCCGAGGCATAGCCTTTCTCGATGTTGCCATTCATTATGGCGGCTTCGGTAGTTCCTTGAATATGTGCTTACTGCTGTGGTAGTGACGCGCCGACCAGAGCTACCAAACCAATAATTGCGGCCGATCTCATAGCACTGGATAGACATTTCGAGTGATCCAAGGAAGGCTAACCTTTTCTTTTTCTACTCCCAATTTTTCAGCTATAAATGCCTTCAAGCTCGGCTCATCCAAGGCACCATCCAATCCTCTGTATGCTTCGCTATTCTGATACCAAAGTTCGCCGACTTCTATTTCTAGCGGATCGGGTTCCTGAACTGCAGCTTCAACCTCCCATATCCATTTTTGGTCGCCGGAAAATCCACCACCATCTGGAGCATATCTGGCGATTGCGAGCTGATGTCCTGCCCCAGCCATGGCTGGCCCTATCTCTAGCCAAATGCTCACCACATCGGCCTTTGATTTTTTTTGCAAATCGAAAGCAGCCTTCATTGCCGTCTGGGCTCTTTCTTCAAAGGACCTTGCCGAGGAGGTGATTCCCCACTCCAGTCGAGTTCTTCCAGGAAAACTGAAATCACCATAAGTCATCACCTGGTAAGGCATGGCCTTAGTAAAATCGGGCGAGCCTGATCGCGGGGCAATCAGACCTATCAGGACCAACCCTCCGACAAGCACCCATATCGCAATAGCTGCTTTTTTCCAATTCACCTTCTTCATAATCCCTCCTCCTTTTTAGTATTATTCTCCGTACACCGTCACCCGGGCCAGGCTGATCAGCCCAAAACTCCGGGCAGACTCAGAGGCATAGACTTTCTCGATGTTGCCGGCTGTCATAGCTGCTTCTGTGGTGACGTCCTCAAGGCCGATGCCGAAAATGCCAACGCCTTGGGCGGTGCCGGTCTTGAATTGGTGGATCAGCTGCAGGAGAGTCTGGTCGTGGATGTCGGCCAGCTGCGCGCCGGAGCAGCCTGAGAGGATCAATAGCGCAGTCGCGGCGACCTGGAATTTTATCAGTCCGCGGGGCCTGGATCTGGAAATCCTGCGGCGTTCCCAATGTAGCAGGTAGACCAGGGCGGCGCTCCCTAGCGTGCCGATGCTGGCGATGATATTGAGTACTGCACTGGGGAGCATGGTGGCCGCCAAACTGACGACCAGGGATAAATAAAAAAGGGCCAGATAGCCGTCGATCGCGCGGATCGTTTCGGCTACGCTGGCCCTGTTAATTTTGAAGATTTTTATGTCACGGCCGACCTGGATATTGTTGTCGCCGTAAATCTCCTGGTGCCCGTCCTGCTCCATTTTAACTCCCTCCCCGCTGGGCTATCGGCCCGACTTCAAACGCTCCCGAATCTCGTCGATCACCTTCGGAGAAACGTAGTCCTCCAAAATTCTCACGACATCTTCGAGCGGCACAATCACTGAATCGGTCGACCTTTCACGCCCGGTCAAGACTCTATTTCCCTGCCCACCGACAACCTGCCCGTTGACCGATCCCCCGACCTGAATATGTCTGTTGCCGGTTGCCACTTGGTGAACGCCAACCGTCCGAGTTTCCATCTCGCCGACCCCGGTGATCAGCCACTCAACGTTCAACCAGGGGAAGGCGGTTTTTAAGGCATTGAAGAAAGAGGCCGAGGGCTCATTCCTCCCGGCGAGGTAATTAAACATCATCGCTCGGCTAACCCCCAATTTATCGGGCAGGTCGTTCTTTTTTAGTCCAGTTGCCTTAAAAAAGGCGTTTAGACGTGTCGGAAAGTTCATAAAAACAGCAACTTATAAAAAAGGAAAATAAGTTGTACTTTTGCCTTGAAAAGTACAATAACTTGAACTATGCTTGTCTCACCAGTTAAGACATTCACGCCACCGGCAAGCGCAGGAAAATACAAACCGAGGCCAAAAAAGAAGGAGTCGCCATGGAACCCCTTGAAATAAAAATTGCTCTGTTACGGGTCGGTGTCACCCAGGCGGATATCGCCCGGGTTCGCAAGGTCAACCCCGTCACTGTTCACCGGGTGATCGAGGGGCATTCCATCTCCGACCCGATCCAACGGTTGATCGCCAGGGCGCTCGACCAACCGGTGGAGAAGGTTTTCCCCGAACGATACTCTCCCTTGAAAAAGAGATCCATCGGGCTCGAACGCCTCGCCGAGCGAGTATAGCGCAGCGGGTTGCAAATTTGAACATTTTTTAACAGGAGGAAAGATGGCTCCCACCCAGAAGCAGATTCTCGATGAATTCCACTGTCGGCTTAACGCCTCACAGCCCACCCAACTAAGAATATCCCGAGACATGGCCAGGCAGTTCGCCGAAAACCAGGGGATATTGCCTCCGAATAAACGCCCCAAACTTATTGCCGCCAACGAAGGGACGGTAATCGTCGGCATCCCTACAACTCTACCCACTCCAACTCAAAGCCGTAGGGCGAGAAAATATTCCATTGAAGATTTCCGAAATGGGCTGCCGCAGCATCGAGATTGATTGCGGCGGTGAAGAACCCCTTAACGAGAGAGGTGGAGGCCGGGTGATGGCGGCAATGGGTGCAGAAAAAGAGTTTCGGATGGTCGATCAGGTCGCGCGTCTCGCACATCTCAACCCGATGCTTTTTGCCGCAACCACTGCAACCAAAGGTCAAATTCAAGAGTCTGTAATACGGCACCAAATCATGCTTGTCGATCCCATAACCAACCAGGGGAAGGCCGCTCTCATTCAGGCGGTCGAGCGCACCGATGAAACGCGGGTAAAACCGGAAAAACATCTCGATTTTGGCCAGACTCGCCCGGGTGGCAGCGCCGCACCCGGGGCAGATAATACAGCTGGCTCGCCGGGCCTCCTCAAACTGTCCGGCCGGGATCAGAAAGCTCCCCTTGCATTTGCGACAAAGAAAGTGCGCGTCTTGCGGAAATTCGACCATGACCGACCTCCTGAAAGTGTGATGGCCAAAGCGTAGCAGCCGGCAATACCGATCTCAACGTCTAAGGCGAGGATTTATTTAGACATGAAAAAAACATCGGTCCCAAACAACCAACTCCCTCTCGATTTCGAGGCCCTGGTCGACGAGTACATCGAGGTCAAGACCGACCTGGTCGAGGCCGCCGGGCGCAAGCCGGGGCCGATGTCCGCCGAAAGCGAGATGGAGGCGTGCATCGAGATCGCCGCCGCGATCAAGCGCACCCTGCGCGAATCGGGCAAGAGTCGCGATCAGCTGGTTGACGGCATCAACGCCTACTTCGGGCGGACCGACGAGGGAGCCGAGAAGGACCCTCCGGAATGCCGCAAGCCCCTGACGATCCACATGCTCAATAACTACCTCTCGAAGCCTTGCGAATACCCGATCCCGGCCTATTACCTCTACGCCATCCACCATGTGACGGGGATCATCGAGCCGGCGGCCACCATCGTGGCGGCGGCCGGAGGGCAGGTGGCCACGGCCGAGGAGATCCGACTGCTGCAGCTCGGGAAGTTGGAACAAACCCTGGACGAAATGCGGCGGCTCCGCAGCGAGCTGCGCGGAAAGGCGAGACGATGAGACGGTGGACCGGTTCCGAAGTGCAAGTACTGCTGAATGAAGACGGCGCGGTCATCTGCCCGGATTGCCAGTCACTGATGACCACCCGGGCGCGGTTTTACTGGCTGGCACCTGAAAAAAAGGAGAGTCAGCTGGTCGCCGCCGTGCGCTGCGCCTGCCCCTCTTGTCCGTGCGTCATCCAGGTGGACACCCAGCTGAAGTGGGCAACCGAATGGACCGTGGGGGGCAAATGCGCTGGGTGATGGGGATGGTGCTCTTTGCGGGGCTGGCCCTGGCGGGATCGGAGGGGCCGCTGTTTCCCGGACCGAATCTGGTCGGGGTGGGATTGATTCTTATTTTCGCCGCCGTGATGCGCCGGCAGGAGGTGTGAAATGGCAACAACGTATCGGCGAATCGAGGCGGTCAAGACCTCAGTGGCCATACTGCGGTACCTGTCCGAGCAGAAACAGGCGGTCTCCGGGCAGGACGTCTCCCGGACGCTGGATCTGCCGAACGGCACGGTGATGTGCCACCTGGCAACGCTCGAAGACGAGCACCTGGTGCGCTGCGTCGGCGGGGCATGGGAACTGGATCTGGGGCTGGCCCTATTTTGGGCGCGGCGCAAGGCGCAGTTAGAAGGGCGCATTGCCCGCGACAGTGATGAACTTAAAAAACTGGAGGTGTGAGATGGCAGGCAAGAAGAAGATCGACCCGGTATCGGAGGCCGCCCTGGAAGCGGTCAGCATGGAGCGACTGCAGATGGAAGCGGCCAAACAGGAGCAGGCCGATAAAGAACACCGCATGGCTCAATGTCATCAGGCTATCGGCCGGATTCAGGCGGCCAAGATGTTCGCCAAATTCGGAAATATTTCGGAATTGCTTTGGGTCAAAGAGGTCAAGGAATCGAAGATTTACAAAGATCTCCCAGGGGTTGGAACATGGGAAAAGCTTTGTAATTCAGTTGGTTATTCATCTAATAGCGTTGATGACAAACTGAAAAACCTTGAAGCGCTTGGAGTGGAGTTTTCCGAAATTATTTCGGATTTGCGAGTCAGCGCGAAAGACATTAAACGCCTCCGCCAGCTCACCCACGAAGGCGCCCTCCAGATCGAAGACGGCATCCTGGTCATCGGCGACGAGGAGATCCCCCTCGACGCCGACCACCGCGAGGATCTGCAGGCGGCCATGGAACGTCTCCTCGACGCCAAGGACCAGGTCATCAGGGAAAAAGAAGCCACGGTGCGCACCAAGGACCGCCTCATTGAAACCAAAGAGAAGCTGATCCACACCCAGGAGAAGGAGCTGGCGCGGTTCGAGGGGGAGGCTGCGAAGAAGGGGCTCCAACCCGGGGAAGACGCCTTTCTTAGGCGTATGGAAAACCTGCGTATCGGCTTTGATGGGTACATGCTCAAGGTCGACCCTGAGCGCACCACTGAATTGCGAGCTGATGACGTCAATCCCCCCACCCCGCGCATGGTCGCCGCCTATCTGACCACCCTGGACTATATGCGCAAGCAACTGCTGGTCGCCTATGACACCGCCCAGGACATTTTCGGCAGCGCCGCAATGACGCCGGAAGAGGCCTGGACCCAACCCGAGGAGTAAAGCCATGACCTGGGAGCAGGAAATGGTTGAGCGCCTCAAGAAGGCGGTCAACGGTGAAAAAGACCGGATTATCGCCGAATACGCGCAGATGACTGGCCTTGCCCAGTCCACCCTCTACCGCCGGGCCAAGAAACACGGCTTCGACTCCGACCGCAAGCCCCGCGTTGATAAAGGCGAGCTTAAGAGCGGCCTGACCGACGAGCAGGTCGAATACATCGCCGCCCTCATCCATGCCACCGCCCGCGACAATAAGGGAGGCATCATGCCGGTGGAGCGGGCTATCCAGATCGCAGAGGACAACGGCATCATCGAGCGTGGACAGATCAGCGCGGCCCGCATGCAGCAGATACTTCGCGAGCGGGAGATCAGCAAGAAGCACCTGCGCGAAGCGACCCCCCACGTCGAGATGAGGAGTCTGTACCCCAACGAGGTGCACCTGGTCGACGTGTCGGTTTGCATCCAGTACTACCTCAAGGGCGGCAAGCTGCGCCTGATGCGCGAGAGCGAGTTTTACAAAAATAAGCCCGACAACTTCAAAAAGATCAAAACCCGGCTGCTGCGCTACCTGCTGGTCGACCACTTCAGCGGCGCTTTTCATCTTAAATATTACGACACCACCGGCGAGACGGCGAACAACCTCTTCGACTTTCTTTGCGAGGGATGGCTGCCGAAGGAGGACGTTCGCCTGCCCTTTCACGGGGTGCCCTTCTTCATGCTCTGGGACGCCGGAAGCGCTGCCCTCTCCAAGCCGATGCAGGCCATGTTCGACCGCCTCGGCGTAAAGACTCCCGAGGGTCTGCCGCACAATCCCCGTCGGCAAGGGGCCGTCGAGACGATGCACAACGTCATAGAGCAGTGGTTCGAAAGCGGCCTTAAGATCCAGCCGGCCACTAGCGTCGAGCAGCTCAACGCCTGGGCTCAGGACTGGATGATTCATTTCCAGGCGACTCGCAAGCACACCCGCACCAAGATGCCCCGCACCGCCTGCTGGCTGCAGATCAAGCCCGAGCGCCTGCGGGTGACCACCTTCGAGGTCTTTCAGCAGCTTTATGCGCGGCCCGCCGAGGAGCGCACCGTCGACGGCACGCGGTCGATCGCCTTCATGGGCAAAACCTACCGGCTGCGCCACATCGAGGGCATTCGCCCCGGCATCAAAGTGCTGGTCACCCTGCGCCCCTGGCACGAGCAGGTGGGAGTGCTCTTTCACGACGTGGAATACCTGGTCGAGCCGGTCGAAATGCTGCCGGCCACCCTGGGGGGATTTCCGGCCGACGCGGTGCATATCGGCGAAGAGTTCCGGGCCCAGCCTGAGACGGCCACGCAGCAGGCGGCCAAGCGCTTCGAGAATATCGCCTACGGCGAGGAGAAAAAACGCGGCGCCACGCCTTTCGCCGGCACGGTGGTCTACGGCAATCAGGCCGACAAGGTCGCCAACCTCACCCCCATCCCCCGGCGCAGCACCCCCATGGAACTCGGCCGCGAGATCGTTGTCCAGGAGATCCCGATCATGGAGCTCTTCAAGCGGCTGCGCGCCGCCGACATCCCGATGACCCAGACCCTGAATCACGAACTGCGCGCCGAATTCGGAACCTCGATCGACGTCAAAAAAGCGGAAGCGGTCGTCGCCGCACTCGGCGAAAAGCAGGACTGGCGCCAGGTCGAGCCCGCCCGGGCGGCGCTGTAATACCACCCCCGGTCTCCTCCTGATTCAGGAGGGGGCGGGACAAACACAGGAGGTCAAACCATGGAATGTCCACGTTGTCGGCAATCTCTTAAGGAGGCCAGCTTTCACCTCGACGTTTGCGAGGATGCCCCCGAACTCAACCTGGTGCAGGTGGTGATCAGCCACAGCGCCTGCGACTACACCGGCGTCTGCGCCATGACGTCGACCAGTTTTGTCGAGGTGACGCGGTGACCAAGGGGGCAAGCGCCTATCAAATGGAGTTTTCGCCCATCCTGCTCAAGGCGCTGGTCCTGGCCGCAGGGATCAGCCAGACCGCCCTGGCCGAGGCGACCGAGGCCAGTCGGCCGACGATCAACCTCTGTCTGAACCGGGGCTATGTGCCGAAAACCATGACCGGGTTTAAACCCGCAATCGAAGAGGTCGTGCGGCAGAACCCCAAGGCTATGGCTTTTTTGCAGGATCGCCGGCTCTCTCCGCGCGATATTTGGCAGCCGCTGGGACAGGACCTGCGGAATTCCATGCCGGACGGTCACGCGCAACGTTCGAAAAACAGAAAGGGCCCGGCCATGATGCCGGGGAACCCCGAAACCATCACCATCAGGGAGGTTGAAATGGTCAAACCGGAGGCACTCAAGCATTTTAAATTGTTCCGCGGTCCGTTCATCAATGACGTGCAGCGCGCATCCGACATCTACATGGATGACGACCATCGCTACATCGAAGCCGCCATGCTCGACGCGGCCAAGCACAGCGGCTTTCTTGCCATCGTCGGGGAGGTCGGCAGTGGCAAGACTATCATGCGCAAGCGGGTGGTCGAGGTGCTGCGCGGCGAAGGCGACCTGCATATCGTCTATCCCCAGATCCTCGATAAACAGCGGATCGGCTCGGCCAGCCTGTGCGACGCCATCATCATGAGCATCTCGACCGAAGCGCCCAAAATCAAGCACGAACACAAGGCCCGGCAAGTCCGCCGGCTGCTTATGGAGCGCAATCAGCAGAACGGGCGGTGTTGTTTGATCATCGAAGAGGCCCACCAGCTCACCGTCCCGGCGTTCAAAACCCTGAAGCAACTCCACGAACTCGAAGACGCCACCGGCTACAAGAAACTGCTCGGGATCATCGTCATCGGCCAGACCGAGCTCGGCGGTCTGCTCGATGAGCGTTACCACCCCGAGATGCGCGAGGTGATCCGCCGCTGTCAGATCGCCTGCATCCAAGGGCTCACCAACGTCCGCGCCTATCTGGAGAAGAAGGTCGCCGCCGTCGGCGGTAAGCTCGACACTATCATCGAGCCCGACGCACTGACCCTGCTGCAGGAGCGGCTTACCACTAAGGATGAGCGTGGCAAAAACATCTCCACCGCCTACCCGCTCACCGTCAACCTCTATGTGACCCGGGCGATGAACCTGGCCTACGACCTGGGCGAAGGCAAGATCACCGCCGACGTCGTTCAGGCGCTTTAAGGAGGGGGCGATGGACGTGGCTGAATGGATTGAACAAAACACAATAGATTGCCGTCCCTTCCGGGCGCGGATCAGTCGCGAGATGTGCTCCGCCTACCAGAAAAAGGAACGGATGAACTGCCCTTGTTCCGATCGCGTGGAGGGCGTCGCGCCTCTGCCGGCCCGCAGAGAACCCTCCAGAGGGAAACGTGCCGAGAGAAAGCCGCGCTCCCCGAAGGGGCAGAGCCCCTACACCTGCCACTTTGCCGGAGCACCAATCACGGAAGAGGCCGAGCCGATCGACCTCGGCTCCAGGGGAGATTTCATTCCAGCAGAGCGCCGCTCTCCGGAGGCGACCGAGGGGGAGTTGATGGCCGGACTGGAGGCTCTTGCCTCAGAAGGACACCGTGCTTCCGGGGAGATCCTGGCTCGGCTCGGCCACGGCATCATCGTCAATGGCCACTGGATCAAAGACCCGGCCCAGGGTGTGCCGGGCGTCGGGATGCAAACGAGTCTTTCTGCCCATCACAGGAGGAGGAAATGGTCGTTATCTGGTGTATCGCATCGGCAAGTTTCGGGGCTGTCATCGGCGCTGTGCTGATGATCGCCTGGCAGATCAACCGGCTGGAGTTCGCCGAGATGTTCGGACCCGGCCCTGACGAAGAAAGGAGCAGCAACAATGGCAAGGAAGAGACTCTCGGGCACGGCCCTGGAGAATTGGGATCAGGTGGACGACGCTCTGGGCCAGATCGGTCTGCTTGATCGTGAGGTGGGCCTGATCGAGTCGGGGGCCAATGAGGAGATCGACCGCGTCAAGGCAGAAACAAAAGCCGCTGCCGCCCCCCTGCTCGAGAAGAAGAGCGCCCTGGAGCTGGCGATCAAGGAATTTTGCGAGGCCAACCGGGCCGAGTTCGCCAAAGTCAAAAGCCGTCCCCTCACCTTTGGTAGCGTGGGCTTCCGCCTCTCGACCCGGGTGCTGATCAAGCGCATCGCCGACACGCTGCAGGCCCTCAAGGACCTGAACCTCACCCACTGCATCCGGATCAAGGAGGAGCCGGACAAGGAGGCGATGAAGAACCTCTCGACAGAGACCCTGGCGGCCGTTGGCGCCTCGCTCAAGACTGAAGATGTCTTCGGCTACGAGATCAATCAGGAACGGATCAGGGAGGTGGCCTGATGCCCCAAACTCCCCGGCGCATGGGTGTCACCATCGGCTTTGTGTCTTTTTCCGATCGCGAACGCGCCCAGGATTACATGATGCAGCAGGCTGTCCGGGCGGGTGCCCGGCAGGTCAACATCATCAAAAACAGGAGGGGTCATGGAAAAACGGTTTGTCAGGATTCGCCGGAATGTCCCGCTTGACGTGACGGCCATCGGCCATCAGCTCAACCACTGGGAGGCGCAGCTTGCCGCGGCGAAAACCGAGCGCGAGCAAGGTGTCGCCGAAGGAAACATCAACGCCCTGGAGATGATGCTGGTGCTCCACGGCATGCCGATCGAGAAAAGGAGAGTGGCGTGATGGCGGGATTTTTCGGGAAAGGATACCTCTACCCCACCCCCGGTGACGGAACGCAACAGATCGGCGTCTGCCCGGGCCTCGGCGGCGACTGGATCGTCGGATACCGTCGCCCCGGATCGGTCAGTACCCGCCGGATCAAGAGCCCCCTCCTGCCGCCGATGGCCGACCCGGTGCAGCTGCAGACCAACCTGGACGCCTGGGCGGACAAGCGGCGGCTGAGGGAGGTGATCTGATGGGATGGAGTCCGGTCACGACCCTTCCTGCAGAGGGTGATGAGGGTGGAAGCGACGACGTCCTGGCGCAGTTTGCGGACGGCACGATGGAGGTCGCCTTTTTCGACTACGCGGAACAGGGGTGGTGTGACCGATGGGGGCATGCCTTTGCCCCGGGGTCGGTGACCCACTGGAGGCCGTTGCCGGACGGACCGAAGGACTGACGCGAAACCCGATCATTTTGCCGACGCCGGCAAAGTGATCGGGTCGCCCGGGGGTGGTGCCCCGGGCCTGATGATGCAGCCAATTTGCCCCGGGGGTGTTTCCTCCTGGCCCCCGGGGATTTTTTAGGATCTGACGATGGCCGCTGTGGTCCCGATCAAAAAGCCGGATTTTCTCTGCGGCACCTGTCGTTACTTCGGTTGGAAGGCCCTGGAGAAGTGGTGCCGTCACCCGACGCACCCCGCTCCGTACATTCCCCGCCGAGCCTGCGCCATCATGGGCGCCGGCGGCCTGTGCAGAGAGTATTTGGAAGTCGATGCCAAGGCCATGCCGGGACAACCGTCCCCCTGGCCCGACCCGGTCAACCTGGAGGAGGTGTGAGATGGAGGAGAGCAAGGAGCAAAAGGGAATGCACTACGGCAGCATCGAGACCAGCGAGCGTCTGAAGGAGACGTTGGCCGTGCTGCAGCAGGGCGGGATCCGCACCACGGCGACGATCCGCCGCGCCACCCGGTCGCAGGCCGTGCACAGCGACATCGCGGCGCTGCGCAAGAATGACATCCTGATCCGGACGCACGCCCTGGGAAAGAAACGCGGCCGCCGGGTGTACGGCTACGAGTTGGTGGGGGTGAAGGGTTGAACACGCCGAAGATGTGCGACGGTAAGACTGAGGTCTGGTCGCGGGTGTGCGGGTTTTTTCGGCCGGTGCAGCAGTGGAACAAGGGGAAAAAGGAGGAGTTCCGGGAGCGGACACCCTTCGTCGTCACCCCGGAAGACGTCAAAGGGGAAGAGAGATGACCAGACGAGCGGGGGTCAAAAAGCCCACCAAAACTGCAAATATCTTGGCAACCCTCTACGAGGGCGGATTCCAGATCAGCTTTGATTGTGTGGGTGTGGAAGCGTGCTGGTTTGCACTCTGCCCTATGATGCCGCCCGATGGTAGCGAAGATTGCACCTACAGTGAGCATGGTTCATGCCTGTGCCCGGGGGCAAAAGCTGCGGGTCTTGAGTCGCTTCGGAATAGGCTCACCAAAGAGCTGAAGCAGTTGACAGAAGATTCTGAGGGTTAAACAGACAAGCACCCCCCACCTCACGCGACGACGCAACGACGCAACGGAGAACCAGAAGATGACCAGAAAGGCAGGCGTTAAAAGTCCGATTACCCGGCAGCAGGTCACGCTGATCCACGTCGCCAAGGGCGAACTGGGGATCGATGACGACACCTACCGCGACATGCTGCACGAGATGTTCAAGGCCGAATCGAGCAAGGATCTGAGTGCCGTCGAGGCTGACGAGCTCCTCGAGGAGTTCAAGGCCCGGGGTTTCCGGGTGGTCTCGCGCCACCCGCGCCCGGCCAAGCGGGTCAAAGGGAAAAACGTGGTGCACCTGGCCAGCGCCGCCGAGATCGACAAGCTCAACGCCGTCGCCTCGTTGATCCGCTGGCGGGTGGCGAACGGACTGGCGCTCTTTTTGGAGAAGCGCCTGGCCATCAAGGGCGGCCGGGTGCGCACTGCCCGGGAGGCGTATCTGGCCATAGAGGCATTGAAAAAGATGTTCGAAAACGGCATGGTCAAAGCCCACGGCCCGGAGTGGTGGACGATGCGCCACGCTCCGGAGATCGAGGAGTACATCCACCGCCACGCGCCGGCGGAGTTTCGGGATTCGATGGGCAAGGTTTACAAGCGATAAACAGAGGGGCGTTCCCATGGTCAAGGAACGGGCAGAAAAAAAACTGGAAGGAATGTTGAGAGCCTCCGGCCTGCACAAGAAGGCCAGCTACTCTCCCGGAGAGGTGCAGGCCATCCTCGGCTGCAGCGAGAGTACCTACTGGCGACTGCTGGCCCGCTGCGAGCGGGATCCCGGAACGGACCAGCTGCGCTACCCCGACTGCCTCGACAGCTACATGCTGCAACGGACCCGCCGGGTCCGGTTCGACGAGCTGGTCGAATACCTGATCCGCAACAACACCTACGAGCGCAACCACGGCATCGACCCCAATCAGCTCGATCTGTTCGGCACATGAATCAAAGACGACTTGACACAGAAACCGCGATGGGCTACCGTTTCTCTGCCGCTGGCAAAATCCAGCGGTCGGGATTGGAAGCCCGAAACCAAACTAGGCGGACACACCGCCTCGCTTTTTCGGCGGTTTTTTTGTGTCCATTGCATGGTGCTCTAGTTGGGCGTCATGCGGGGAGCCTCGTGCTCGCCGGTTGCCTAGTTGGCCGGTCTTCCAACCCGCATGGCGCCCTTTTTCCGTTTGGAAGCGGGAACAGGGTTGTTTCAACCCCAACTAGGAGATTGCCTATGTGTACCCGCCCGAACGAAGACCCCGCCGAAGTCCTCAATCAAGTCTCCGCCAAGCTCGCCTTTCTCGGCGACGCCTTTTCCCAGCACAAGCCTTTTGAATTCAGCGTTGCCGGTGAATTCGGTTTTCACCTCATCCTGCGCGGCCTTGAGGATGAGGTGAAGCACGTCGAAATCCAACTTTTTGAGGCCGAGGAGGTCAAGTCATGAATCAGATGGTCAGAAACAACGGCATGGTCAAGACAGATCAGCAGTTCCCTATTTTTCAGCTCCCGGGGCGCCCGCCCTTCATGTTGGCGCGCGATGTTGCGGCGGCCTATGGGGTGGAAGGCAAGCAGCTGAACCAAGCGCGGGAGCGCAACCCAAAGAAGTTTCTTGAGGGGTCTGATTACTTCCAGCTGGTCGAAACCGAGGTCACAAAATGTGACCTCGACTGGCGGGGCGGACACCTCCCTTTTGGGTACTCCAAAAGGGGCGCATACATGTTCGCCACCATCCTTTCGACCGATGCCGCCGTCGAGATGGCGATTCGAATCGTCGAGGGGTTTCTCGCCTTCGAACATGCCGGGGAAAAGGTGCTGCAGCCGGGGCACGTGGCTGTGAAGTCGGAACAGATGATCGACCTGCAGAATATCTACATCGAGCGTCTGGAGCTGCAGTCTGCCGGGTTCGCCCCTCGTCGCGGCCTGCCCTGGAGCGAGGCCGATATCCAAACGGTTTTCGCCATGAAGGCCAAAGGCAAGAGCAACAAGGTCATCGGCGAGCATTTCGGCCGAAGCAAGGACTCGGTCGACAAACTCACCAGGCGATACAAAAAGCAGGTTGAACGTCCCGACGACCGACAGCCCAACCTCTTCAACTAACCAAGAACTGGCCGACTACCGGTTTGCGTACAAAATTGACGCCGAATCACGAGAGGGGTTTTCCCCCCAATCTGGGGGGAAAACCTCCCCCAAGGATGTAGGCGGTCGGCCCGCTATTTCCTACTCCCGCCCCACACAAAAGGCCCCTCTTCCGGAGGGGCCTTTTGACTGTCAGATGCCACCAGTCCACCGCGCTATCCCCCCGTAATACCTATATTCTCCAGTCCAGCAAAGAGGCTTTTGGCCTCGACCTCCTGAACCGGCCCGGCGGCTGACCCCCGCCGGGCCAACCTTAGCAAAAATCATTCGAGGCCACTATGCACAAGCCGGAATCGGGAGATAGAGCATGACGCCCCCCGAGATTGCAACCATGACCGCCGTGCTGGCGGTGATCAAAGAGATCGGCACCTGGCCGCTGCTCTCTGTCTTTGTTCTGGTTGTCCTCGGCCCCTGGGTGGGGATGTGGGTCATCACCCTCGGCCAGGACAAGCGCCACTCGGCCGTAGTGAAGATGTACGAGGACAACACCAAGCTGGTTTCGGCGTTTAACAAGGTGGCCGAGGGATACCAGGACATCGTCATCCTCTCGACCCAGACCATGACCCAGGTCCGCGACCGGGTGGACAGCAACCTGTTCTGTCCCCTGATGCGGAAGAACCCCAAGGTGGAGAAGGATCTATGAATCTCGAACGCGCCGCCATGAAAGGCAAGCTGGCCGAAGCCAGGGACCGGAACAGGCGCCTGAAGCTGCGTATCGAGGGGAGTGCCCAGGCGATCCGGACCGGGCTCAACACGACCCTGACGCCAGTCGCCGAGCTGGAGATCCCGCAGCTCGCCGAGCAGATGGACGAGCTGGTTTCCGCCTGGGGTGAACTGCAGGCGACGCTCAGCGAAATTGCCAGGCTGGAGAGGGCGCTGGCATGAACTCCTGGTCGATGCTTTTGATCGTGGCGGCGGTTTATGCGGTTCTCGTTATCGTCGATCGACTCATTGACGATCTGGCCGAGGGCATGACCGGGGGGAAGGGCTGATGGCCGAGAAGGGCGCGAAATCCAAGCTCTACGAAGTCGCTTTTCGGATGTACGCCGAGGGGCAGACCCTGGAAGCGATTTCCGAGGCCCTGGGGGTGAGCCGGCAGAGCCTTTCGTCCTGGAAGGCCGAAACCCGCCGCCCCAATGAGGATCAGGACGACTGGGACAAGGCCAGGGCGCAGAAGAGCAGTAACATGCAGCGCCTTAAAAATCTCTTCGATAGAGAGCTTCTCTTTGCAGAGGAGCGACAGTCAGGGGCTATCCCTCAGCCGACCCTGAACACCCTGACTCAGTTGGGTGCACTGGTTCAGCGGTGGGAAACCGTCGAGCGGGCAGCGTCCGCCGGCGGCGGCTACGACCGTCCGAAGGTGTTCCTGGAGAACCTGCAGTTCATCGCCGGCTGGCTGCGCGACAACGACCCCGAAGGGCTCAAAGCCCTGGCCGAGAGTTTCGATCCCCTGACCCTGGCGTTCAAGGAAGAGTGTCTCAATGTCAATGCGTAAGCGCCCCCTGATCAGCGAGGGACAATACGACAAGCAGGTCGCCGAGCTGCGCGCGTTCATTCAGGAGGGAGTCAGCCCCTTCGAGAACGACACGCAGGAAAAGAAGAAGGCGCGCATCGAGCGGTCGAAGACCGACAAGCTCTTCTTCATGCAGACCTACATGCCGCACTACTTCACCACCGCCTTCGGCGATTTTCATCAGGAGTGGGCGGAGATCGCCGCCCTCGAGGATCAGTTCGCCCTGGTCGGCGCCCCCCGCGAACACGCCAAGAGCACCTTCTTTACCTTTGGCGACCCGCTGCACGTCATCTGCCACGACCTGATCAAATTCGGCATGCTGATCTCCGACACCCACGAGCAGGCGCAGAACTTTACGGTCGCGATCAAGCTCGAGCTCGAAGAGAACGTCCGTATCCGCCACGACTTCGGTGACATGCGCGCCAGGCGCTGGAGCGACGACGACTTCAAAACCAAGAGCGGCACCCTGATCCTGGCCCGCGGCCGCAAGGACAAGGTTCGCGGCCTGAAGAACGGCCCCCACCGCCCGGACTATGTCCGTTTCGACGACATGGAAAACGACGACAACGTCGAGAATCCGCGCCTGGTCAAGAAGCTGATCAGCTGGATCCGCGGCACCGTCCTCGGCTCGATGGGCAAGGGCTACAAGGCGATGCTGGTCGGCAACCTCTTTCATCCCCGCTCGGCCATCTCCCAGTTGATCGAGACGAAAGACGAAGAGACCAACGAGCCGCTCTATTTCTCACGGGTCTATGACGCCATCCTCGACGAAGGCACCCCCTTCGAGCGCCCCTTATGGGAGGCCAACTGGCCGATGGAGCGTTTGATGAAGAAGAAACGCGACATGGGCGCCTTCGACTTCAACCGGGAGATGCGCAACAAGGTCGCCGTGGACGGCTCCCCCTTCCCGGAGGAGCAGGCGCAGTACTACCAGCCGGAAGAACTCTCGGGCAAGACGCTGATCACCGTCACCGCCGTCGATCCGAGCGCCAAGGCCGGCGAGAACAACGACTACCGGGCGGTTGTCACCTTCAGTCTGGATTTCTCGACGATGACGTTCTACTGCCGGCACGCCTGGCTCAAGAAAAAGTCGATCGGAGAGATGTTCGCCGCCGCCTACGCCCAGCACGACGAGTACCGCTCGCAGTCGGTCGAGGTGGAGGAGAACATGCTCAAGGACTTCCTCCACGCCGCCATCCAGAACTACGCCAAAGAGGTCAGCCGCTTCCTGCCCTGGGCGCCGGTGCAGCACAATACGAACAAAGAGGCCCGGATCGTCGGAACCTGCGCCTACCTGTGGGAGTTCGGCAAGATCAAGTTCATCAAGGGGCACAGCGACCAGAACCGACTGGTGGAGCAATTCGTCTATCTGCTCACGCCCTCGGTCAACGACGACGGCCCCGACTCCTCGGAGATGGCGATCAGCAAACTGCAATCGGGGCTTACCCGCACCGTAACCGACACCCTGCCTGAATTCGCGGAGGCCCTGGCATGAAGTGGTGGCCCTTCAAAAAACAGACGGTCGACGTTCTGCCGGGACAGCAGTCGATTCCGGCCGAGGAGACGATGGGCGGCACGATCGGGCGGCTCTCGGGGTTCTACGATTTCGCCACGCCGGACTTCCCGCCCGAGCTGCTCGCCGTGCTCGAGCCGCTGTCGGTCTTTAACCCCGATGTCTCCCAGGCGCTTTCCATCTGGGTGAACCTCGGCAACACCGGCCATGAGGTGGCGGTGGAGGCGCGCAATCCGGAGGCGGTGCTCGATCGCCTGAACTTCCTCGCCGGCAACGTCTATCACACCGGCGGCGGCATGGACGGCCTGGTCAACCACTTTTTTCGGCAGATCCCGCTCATGGGAGCGCTGTCGGCCGAGTGGGTGATCGCCGACCGGGTGACCGAGGGGGTCTTCGACGTGGCGGTGGTGCCGGTGAAGTCGATCCGCTTCAAGCGCGACGAGGGCGTCTGGCGGCCCTACCAGTACACCGGCCGGGCGGGCGAGAGCGCCTACGTGAAGCTCAACCCCTTCACCTACAGTTACGGACCGCTGCAGACCCTCGACGGCCGTCCCTATGCCATTCCGCCCTGGCTGGCGGCGATAAAGAACATCGAGGGGCAACTCGACGCTCTGGGGAACATCGGCCACATCCTCAAGAAGATGGGTCTGCTCGGCTTTCTCGACGTCGCCCTGGAGGTGCCGCCGCAGAAGTCCGGCGAGTCGGACGAGGCCTACGCATCCCGCCTGCAGAAGCGTCTGGCGGCCTACGCCAAGGCCTACGCCGCCAACCTCAGTAAAGGGGTGGCGGTCCACTACAAGGACCAGGAGGCGAAGCACAACGCCATCTCTCCCGGGGCGGCCGCCGGCGCCAAACAGATCTGGGAGCTCAACGAGGAGCAGATCCTCTCCGGCCTCGATATCCCCCCGTCGATGATGGGCCGCAGCTACTCCACGACAGAGACCTACGCCGAGGTCGATTACGAGCGGCTGGTGACCAAACTGGTCAACGCCCGGCGGATGATCAAGCGCTTCATCGAGAAGGGGTACACCCTCGATCTGCTGCTGCGCGGCATCGACGCCAATATCGCGGTCTCCTTCAACCAGAACAGCGGCTTCCAACAGAAGGAAAAGGAGGAGGCCGAGGGGAAGAAGATCGAGAACGTCCTGAAAAAGCGTGACGGCGGAATCATCTCCGACGACGAGGCGGCCCGCGAACTCGGCTACGACGAGGCCACCGGCCGGCTGCCCGGCGACATTCCGCCAGCGGGTCTGTTCAACCGTGCAGGGTCGAGGCATGCCTCGCCCGCCGTCCGCTTCGCCTTCAACCGACAGGCCGGGCGCTACGAGTTCAAGCCTGAGGTGATCCGCCTCGAAGAACCGGCGGACGATCGTCGTGATCAGAGCTACGTCGCCGCACTGCAGAGCGTGCTGGACGGCCCCGAAGAAGCGGCGATCGCCGCGGCACTGGAGAAGGCTGAAGAGTTTGCCGACACCAGGGCCACGGCACGCGCTTTTGCTCAGGCTGTCTTTGCCGCCTTCGCCGACATGCTGCGAGGCAAGCTGGCCGCTTCGGCTGTGGGCCGTGTGACGGACCGCTTCACGGGCGACGCCTGGCAGCACTACCGACACGAGGACACCAGTTTTCTCCAGGCGACCACCCCCCGGCCCCTTTCTAAATTAGGAGGGGGTGCCGAAAGGCGGGGGAGGTCCTTCGGCCTCGATCTTGGCGTGATCGACCGCAACGCCCTGCGTTACCTGACGAGCATCGAGCGGTACTACTTCGGTCGCGGCAATTATCTGGCCGACAACGAGACCACCGGCCGCAACTTTGTCAACTGGCTGGAGCGGGAGTACATCGCCAAGGGCCTCAATATCAAGGACAACCCGACCTGGGACGAGTTTCGCCGCGAGTTCCCCGAGGTGGTCAGAACCACCAGCTACCGCAAGACGGTGCAGTTGGTCTCCACCACCATGAGCCGGGTGCAGAACATGGGACAGACCCTCTCTCTCTACGAGAACGGCTTCGAACGCTACCGCATCGTCGGCCCGCGCACCGCTCCGATTTGCGAATTTTGCAAGTCGATGCTGGACCGCGTGTTCGAGGTCAAGGCCGCAGCCACGCGTCTGGCGAAAATCCTGGAAAAGGGGTTCGAATCGCGCAGCCAGCTTCCGCCCTTTCTCTCCAGTCACTATACCCTCGACCAGGTGCAGGGGATGAGCGACGAGGAGTTGCAGGCAGCCGGATTTGAGTCACCGCCCTTCCATCCGGAATGTCGCCACAGGAAGGTGGCAGAGGATTGAAGGGGACCAAGACCCGCAAAAGTCTTGACACCCTGTTTATAAACAAAATCTGCCCCCTTGGCGGGCATTCCGGAAAGAGGTGAGCGATGGAAAAGAAGACCGATCAGAAACAATTCGAGGTGGTGCGGGAGGGTCTGGCCTGGGGACGGTTCGGCATGGCGGTTTCCGGGGCGACCCTGCCGGGACTCAAAGAGCCGTTCAACTTCGCCGCCGGCGAAGGGGAGCCGGACAACGGCGGACTGAACCCCGAGGAGTTCCTGGCCGTTCCTTGGCGGATTCTGTCGATGGCAATCACCCCCTACCGGTACTTCGACTTCACCACGCCCGGGGTGCTGAAAGCGGCGGCACCGCTTTTTGCCGGAATCACGCTCTACACCAACCACAATGCGGATGTCGAGAACTGGAAGGGGTTCGTCCAGGACCCGACCTGGGACGACAAGAATACGCCGCCGGGGATCAATGCCCTGCTGGTCATCGACCGGACCGTCGACGCACGTCTGGCCCGCGGGGTGGAGATCAAGGCGCTGCGCTCGGCGAGCGTGACGATCTGGTTCGAATACGAACGCAGCCATCCCGATCTCCGTAACTTCTACGACTTCCTCGGCCAGGAGGTGGACGGGGAGATCGTCCGCTTCGTCATCACCAAGATCACCCGGGCCGCCGAAGTCTCGATTGTCTGGGAAGGGGAAGACCCCTTTGCAAAATCGTTGGCCGCCCCGGGCGGCAAAACAAAAACCGGGCTGGAACAGCCCACCGAAGGAGGAGATGCCGACATGAAAGTAACTGCCGCACTGGCCGCCCGGCTGGGGACCGCCGAGGGGACCGAACTGACAGCCGAGGAGTTAGAGGCCAAGATCAAGGTGTTGCTCGACACCAAACAGGCCGAGCTCGACGGGCTCAAGCCCGATGCCAAGCTCGGCCAGCAGGTGTTGGCCGAGACCCGTACCCGCGCTGCCACCCTGTACAAGGCTCTGAAAAAGGAAAAGGCCGTCGACACTTTCATCACCGGTGTCATCGACAAGGCCGACCTCGCCGTTGCCCGGGCGCTGTGCGAAGAGTACGAAGCGGGCGTCGAGGGTGCCGCGCCGCTCAAGTGCACCAAGTGCGGCGAGACGCTTTCGCGCCGTTCATCGCAGGAGACCGAGGACGGAGAGAGACTCGGCGGCAAGCGGGCAGAGGATTACAAGCTGTAGCAACCAGGGCGAGGCATGCCTCGCCCCTACATGAACAACTTTCAAAGGAGCTTTGACCATGTGGGGAATCGATTTTACCGGAATTGGGGTCGCGGTGATCACGCTCTTGTCGGCGGCCGGGCTGGTGGCCGCCGATGAGGGGAAGGTGGGCAAGCTGTCCGCCAATGACACCGTCGACCTGTGCGACGCCGAGGACATCTTCTACGGCGTCATCGACAAGGTCGACCTGGGCGGCGAGGTTTCGGCCGTGCAGCGTAAGGGGTTCAAGGAGGTCGCCTTTTCCGGGGCCGCTCCGGTTGCCGGCTTTGTGGAGCTGGTGGCCGACGGGCTCGGCGGGGTCAAGGCTCCGGCCGTGGCCGGCACCGGGCGCATGTACGACGTGGTCCGCGTCGACGAGGCCGCGGGCACGCTGGTACTGGATCTGGGGTAAAGGCCAAAGCGATAGGACCTATGGGACTCAAGAGACCCATGGGACGGCAATCTTTTAAAGGAGCAATGACATGGCACTGAAGCTGGAAAAAGGAATGTATCAGCAGGCCCGGCAGAAGGGGATGACCTTCTCCGAGCTGCTGGCGGCGGAAAACCCGTCGACCGTCGAGAACCTCGACGCCTTCGAGTTCGCCCTCATGGATCGCGACATCAACCTGAAGAAGGATACGGTGGAGAAATTCTACCGGACCAAGGAGGACAGCGTCCTCTTTCCCGAGTTCATCAACCGCAACGTGCGCATCGGTATCGCCGGCCTCTCCCGCCAGGACCTCACCCTCGAGGAGCTGATCGCCACCACCACCACCATCGACAGCGGCGTCTACGAGACGGTGAACGCCCAGTTTGCCGAGAAGAACCTCGACTTCAAGAAGATCGCCGAGGGTGCGCCTTTCCCGACTGTCTCCATCAGTTCCGGCAAGTCGTCGATCCGGCTGGCGAAGATCGGTGTGCAGCTGGATGTGACCTACGAGGTGCTGCGGCGAATGAAGCTGCCGCTCCTCTCCATCCACATGCAGCTGATCGGCAAACGCCTGGCCAAGCGCATGGTCGCCTATGCCGTCTACAACCTGATCAACGGCGACGGCAATGCCAATGCCGCCCCGGCCACCGCCGCAACCCCGGTCACCTACGAGAACCTGCTCGATTTCTATCTCGACATGGACAACTGGGAAGCCTCGGTCTGGGCCTGCAAGACGCCGCTGCTCAAGGAGATTCTCAAGGTCCCCGAATTCAAGGACAGCCGACTCTTCGATACCGCCCGCACGGGCGATCTGGCCAAGCCCTTCGGTTTCCCTCTCAAGCGCTTCAACTGGACCGAGACCGTCCTCGGCGATGCCCAGCTCTTCCAGGTCGACAAGTCGGCCGCCCTGGAACAGGTGAAGGAATCGGGCGCCGAACTGATCGAAACCGACAAGGTCATCGACCGCCAGTTCGAGAAGACCGTCATCTCCCAGGTCGTCGGTTTTTCCCGGATCTTCACCGATGCGGCGAAGATCTTCACCCGCGGCAACCCGGCGTAACCCATGCCCAGCCTTGCGGACATGGTGAATAACAGGCTTCCCGACGAGGCGACGCTTTTTGCCGCCTCGCTCGGAGCCTTCATCGAGGAGGCGCAGGCCGAGGCCGGTTTCGAGGGGAGCCTTGAAATCGACCTCTCCACCCGCCAGAAGTCTCTGGTCGCAGATCTGGCGGCCAGGGCGCTGATCCTGCCGGCGATGAGCAAATACAAGAAGGCCTTGGCCGCGGCCGAGGGAGACGGCGCCGGCAAGGCGGAGTTCGTGGACAAACTGAAGTTTCTCCAGGAGATGGAGAAAAAACTGACCAGATCGATCGCCGACCGCAAGGCCGCGCTTTCGGCGGCCGCCGATCCCGGCGTGCCGATGATCGTGGTCACCAGCGAATAATCACCGGTCCCGAATACGGACCTCAACCCCAAGAGAAGGAGAGAACATGAACCGAACGTGGAGCTTAACCGGAGGGCTGATTCTGCTGGCCCTCATCTTCTTGGCCATGCCCGTCATGGCCTGCGACGCCTGTTACGGACAGGCGCAGATCGGATCCGCCGCCAGTGTTCCGGACGGTGGGGATCACCCCGTTACTGCGGCTGACACAACCCTGTCCATGCGGTCGGCGGCGACGGACGATACGGCTGTAGCCAATGCCACCACGCCTTGCCTGGACGTCGCACACCGAACGTTCGCCGGCCCGATGCCGAATCGTTTGCGATTGGCCTGCCCTGACTATGGATCGAGAAGGGTGCCCCCCGTCAAAAATGTGATGGCCTGCGGGGCGAGCCTGTTCCAACCTCTGCGCTGTTGATCTTTTTTGCAACGTAGCCGGGAATCAGAGAACAAGGGGGCGGGTTGCCCCGCCCCCTTGTTGAAGCCACTTTCCAGGTGGAAAAAACCATGGACCTTCTCGATCAAGAATCTATTGACCTTTTCAAGGACGCGATCCGGGACGTGACGGACACGTTCCACCGCTACCCGGTGGTCCTGCTGCCGGCGCCCGGCGGCGAGGTGGATCTGCTGTCGGGAAAGAAGTCTCCCTCCTCTTCTGCGCAGGGGATGAAGGGGCTGGACCCCCGGGAGCGGGGGGAGGAGATCGAGGAGCTGCTACAGCTCTCCTTCAACCGTCAGTACCTGGCGGAGAAGGGGCTGATCGACACCGCCGGAACGCTGCTGATCGGCTACGACGATGGCGTGCGCATCGACGGCAAACTCTACTCTATCGCCGCAATCCACGAGACGGGGGAGTTCCGAGAGGACAATCTGCTGGTCCTTCTGGACGTGGTGCGCTGATGGGTATCGATTTCACGGGTGACTGGGGCAAGCTCGACAGGATAGCCCGGAACTTCAGGCGGGGGATGGCCCGGCACGTGGGCCGCTCGCTCAAGAAGGTCGAGAGGGGCGTTCTGTCGCACCTGGACAACCAGGATCTGGAATGGGATCCGCTCTCCAAAGAACACGCCGACCGAAAAGCAAAGGAGGGGCTCTCCCCGGACACCCTGCGAGCGACCAACGCGATGTATCAGAACATCACCGTGCATCAGGAGGACGCCCTGTTCGGCATGGTCGGGGTCAAGCGTGGCGTCAAAACTGCCGACGGTGAGGATGTGACGGACATCGCCCTGATCCACGAGCAGCCCGACGACGACGGCACGGTAATCCCCGCCCGCAAGCTGTGGAAGCCGACCTTCGACGCGCTCAAAGACGAGATCGGCGGCGAGCTCAAAGGCGCCGCGATCCGGATCGCGCGGGGGGAAAAATGATCGAGGTCTGCCAGCGATATCTGTTCGAACGATTCTGGGACCTGGTGCTGCCGGCCGGGGCGCTGCCTCCGTACGGCGAGGAGTCAACCTTTTTCGGCCCTCTGCCGCGCGATTTTCTCAAGGAGAACGATTTCGCCGTCCAGGCGCTCCTGCTGCAGGACCGCAAGAAACGCGACGGGCGGCTGATCGGCCGGCAGCGCGATGCCGATTGCCGCAGCTACACTCTGACCCGTCGCCGCTATCGCCGCGAGCTCCTCTATCGGGTGATGCTCTACACGGCCCGATTCGAGGATCTTTGGGGCGAGCCGGGGTTCATCGGCCTGGTCGATCAGCTGGAGCAGGCGGTGGCCGGGACCCGGGTTCTCGCCGACAGCGGAAACAATGCCATAACGGTGGAGCTGCAGGATGCCGTGCGCCCCTGGAACAGCGAGACCGAAAGCGATCGGCTCAGACGCCGGCCGCATCTGGCCATCGTGCGCATCGGCTTTGCCGGCGGCATTCATACGACCGAGGAGATCCCGATCATCCCGAACGTGATACTCACCCCTCAAGTCCAATAACGAAAGGAGTTCGTCATGGCGAAAAAAGGAGAAAAGAAGGTGGGGACCTCAATGGTGGCGCCTCAGCCTTCCGGCACCGAAGGTCTACTTCCGGTGGAGGAACTGGCGGCACACCGAGGACTGCAGCCCTGGTTTCTGGCTGCGCTGCGCCGGGCCGCCGGCTGGTCGCCAGGCAAGCAGGTGAGTGCCGGGGAATTCGAGGCGGCACTGGAGAAGTTCAACCGGCGGCCCCAGGGTGGCGGCAAGATTTGATGTAGGGGCAGGCCTTGCGCCTGCCCGCATTCAGGGCACCCGCAAGGGGCGGACCTACACGAAGGAAGGTGATCCATGAAAGACGTTTTTGAATTTCTGGTCGACGGCACCAGCGGCCTCGCCCCGGGCGGGGTCGAGGGGGCCTGTATCGTAGTCGGGGTCTGCTCCCTCGGCGAGCCCGGCAAGGCATACCTGCTCGGCAAATCGAGCGACCTGGAGGCGATGCTTGGCGTCGGCCCCCTGGTCGATCGCCTGCGGGACCTCTTTGCTGCCGGCGGGCAGGCGCCGGTGGCGATCGCCGTTCCGGTGGCCGGCGCCTCCGGCGGCTATATCACTCCGGTCGACCATACCGGCGAGGGCCCCGAGGGAAGTGCAAGCGGTGTTGCGGCTGGAAATGCCGCGGCGGTGGTCGAGATCGTCGATGCCGGGGTGGCCGGAGTGGCGACCTGCCAGGTCAGCCAGGACGGCGGCGTCACCTTCGATGCCGTGGATACCGTTCCGGCGAACGGCCAGGTCGCCATTGGCGCGACCGGCGTTACCCTGGTGCTGGCGGCCGGGGCCCTGATCGCAGGCGATACCTATGCGTTTCTTGTGCGGGCGCCGATTTCTCCGATCATCAAGGTCGGCAGCGGGCCCGACGTGCTTGCTAGCGGCGACCCGGCTGCGGCCGCCGACGTGGCCCTGCAGATCCTCGCTGGCGGCGGCCGCAATGTCGGCACCTACCGTCTCTCCCTCGACGGCGGCGACAGCTGGGGGCCGGAGCGCACCATTCCGGTTGACGGAGCGATCGCGGTCGGATCGACCGGAGTGACTCTCGACTTCCCGGCCCAGGACGCCGTCCTCGGCGACAGCTACGGGTTCGAGCTTCTGGCGCCGGTCCCCTCGATCTCGGCCGTACTGGCCGCCCTGGAGCAGCCCCTGGCGCTCTATGACGTCGAATTCGTCCATGTCGCCGGCCCCTCCGATTCGGTCGACTGGGCCGCCCTCGGGGCCAAGGCCGACCTGTTGTGGAACGCTCATCGCCCGACCTTTTTCCTGGCCGAGACGAGGCTCCCTTTCGCGAACGAGGATCTGGACGACTGGACCGCTGCGATGACGGCCGAAAAGCAGGGGTTCACCCATCGCTTCGTGACGGTTTGTGCCGCTTTCGGGGAGATTTCCGACGGGACCGGCAAGCGCCTGTCCCGCAACGGCGGCGGCCTGCTGGCCGGCCGGGTGCTTTCGATTCCGGTGATGCGCGCCCCGGGGCGGGTGCGCGACGGCGCCATCTCCCAGCTCGCCCTCCCCGATTCCTACACCGAAGCGCATCAGGGGATGCTGGAGGCGGCCGGCTACATCACCGCCCGTCGTTATGCGGGCCTCTCCGGAACCTACTGGGGAGACGAGCGGACCCTGGCCGATGTGACCAGCGACTATCAGTTCCTCACCGTTCTGCGTACGGTCTTCAAGGCGGTGAGAAAGGGCAGGATCGCGGCCTTGAAATCGATGTACGACGAGGCGGGAGATCCCACCCTGGAAGGGGGCGCGACCGGTCTGGAGTATCTCAGGACCAACATCGAGACGGCGCTCAACACCATGGTGGCGGCCGTTCCCCGCGAGCTGGCCGGACATCAGGTGGTGATCCCGCCGGGGCAGGACATCGTCAACAACGGAGTGGCGGTGGAGTTCACCCTGATCGGCATTCCGATCATCCGCACCATCAAGCTCTTTGCTCGCTATTCCTACGCCGGCGGCGCCTTCGATCCGCGACTTGCGGCGTAACCACCCCCGCCCTCCTGGCACCTACCACCCCTCAATCCCCTCCTAACTTAGGAGGGGATGGGGGGAGGTAAGGAAGACGGGGGGTGTCATCAAAGGAGAAGAAGCATGCCCATCAACGGCAATCAGTACGACTGGGAGTCGGTGGAGATCCAGCTCCCCAATGGCGCCGCCATCGGCGTGACCGATATCGGCTATAACGACGAGCGCCCCGTCGAGGCGCGTTACGGCAAGGGGAGCACGCCTCGAGGTTACGGGCGCAAGAACTACAAAGCTTCGGGGTCGATGGAACTCGACCTGGACGAGGCCGAGCGCCTCCGCGAAGCCTTGGGGGGTGGCGTCTACGGGGGAAAGCCTTTTGCCATCGTCGTCAGTTACGCCAACGACGACATGCCGCGGGTGACCGACACCCTCCCCGACTGCAAGATCACCAAGATGGACTCGGGCGCAAAACAGGGCGATGAGAACGTCGGGGCCCGCAAGTTCGATTTCGAGATTCTCAGTCCCATCAAGTGGGGCGGGACACCGGCCCTGTAAGGGGCCGGACGATTTTTCAAAACCATTTTGAACAGGAGGATTGAAGGATGGAAAAGCTGCCGAAGGCGGTGATCGAGGCAAAAGAGGCCGGCAAGGAGATTCTGGAGCTGACCGGAGAAGAGAAGGTCTACTACTTCGAAAAACCGGGAAAGAAGGACCTGGAGCGGTTCCTGGGCACCGCGGCCAAGGGGAAGGTGGCCATGGCCGCGCAGAACCTGGTCCTCGAGAAGGCGCTCGCCCCGACGGGCGAGGAGCTGAAAACGGAGTTCGAACAGTACCCTGGCCGCATGGTGGCGCTGAACAACGCTCTGCAGACGGTACTCGGTCTCAATGAGGAGTTCTCGGTAAAAAAGTTGTAGCGGCCCGCGCGGCCCTCGAGGCCAATGTCATCCGGCAGATGGAGATCCTCGTGCGGTGCTACCTGCACGAGGATCCCGCCGAGGATCTGGACGCCCTCATCGAGCAGTATGTCGCGGCGCTGTGGGTCGAGGAAAGACGGGTCGAGGTGATGGCGTCGGGAGTGTCTAGGGGGTTCGCCGGCGGCCGGTGACGCGATCGAAGAGGCGGCACAGGTACGACGAGACCGCCAAAGCCAGCGCGGCAAAGAGAAGGGCAAGAACGATTCCGGCAACGGTTTCCATAATTTCCATATTCAAAGGATAACCGACATGGAGAGCATTTTCAAGCTGGGCATCATGGTCTCGGCAGTGGACTTTCTGACCAAGCCGACGTCGGCGATGGGCCGGGGTCTCGACGTCCTCAAGGCCAAAGCCGCCGGGATAGGCCCGGCGCTCGACATGTTCAAGAAATACGGCCGAGTGGTGGCCATTGCCGGGGTCATGATGACCCAGGTGTTGCTCGGTACGGCCATGGCCACGGTGGAGACGCAGAAGGCGTTGGGGGAGCTTGCTTCGGTCGGGGTCACCGATATGGCGGCGATGGAATCGGCCGCCATGCAGTTTTCCAACCAGTGGGCGGGAACGACCAAGGCGGAGTTCATCGGCGCCGCCTACGATATCAAGAGCGGCATCTCCTCGCTCAGCGATGCCGGCGTCGCAGAGTTCACGCGCCTGGCGGCGTTGACCGGCAAGGCGACCAAGAGCACCACGGCGGAAATGACCAGCCTCTTTGCCACCGGCTACGGCATCTACAAGGAGGCGTACGGCCAGCTCTCCGACCTGCAGTTCGGCGAGATTTTCTCCGCCGGGATCGCGGCGAGCGTCGAGGCGTTCAAGACGACCGGCTCGGGGATGGCACAGGCGATTTCCGCCCTGGGGGCGGCGGCGACGACGGCCAAGGTGCCGATGGAGGAGCAGCTGGCGATCCTTGGCATGCTGCAGGCGACCATGAGCGGCAGCGAGGCGGGCACCAAGTACCGCGCCGTCATGCAGGCGGCGGCCGGCGCCGGCACGAAGCTGGGTCTGTCGTTCACGGACGCCAACAACCAGCTGTTCTCCATGCCGCAGATTCTGGAGACGCTGCGCGGCAAGTACGGCGAGACTCTGGATGCGATCGAGAAGCAGAAAATTCAGCAGGCTTTCGGTACGCAGGAAGCGGTGGCCGTCATCGACTTGCTCTATGGCAAGGTCGGCAACCTGACCGGCAACATCGAGGGGCTTGCCGCCGCTATGCAAAACGGCACCGCCACCACGGAGCAGATGGCGGCGGCAATGAACATGGACATCGGCGCCGGCGTCGGCCTGCTCGGCCAGCAGTGGCACAACCTGGTCGAGGTGGCCGGCAAACAGCTGATCCCCGTGCTGGTGCCTCTCTTTTTCTGGATCGGCCGATTGATCTCGACGGTCAGCGAGTTCGCCGAGCGGCACGGCACCCTGACCCGCGTCCTGGTCGTCGGGGCGGCGGTGCTGGCAACGCTGTTTCTTGCCTTCAGTGGGGTGGGGATGGCGCTGGGGGCGGTGGGGCTGGCGCTGCCGGCGGTCACAACCGGTTTCGCCGCCCTGGGGACGGCGATGGGCTTGTTGCGGGCCGGCGTCCTCGCGGCGATCAAGGCGGTCTGGGGTCTCACCGGGGCCCTGGCCGCCAACCCCATCGTCTGGGTTGTGGTCGTCATCGTTGCCCTGGGGGTCGTGCTGGCGTGGCTGTACCGTCGCTTCCAGGTGGTACGGGACGCGGTGGACGCCTTTGTCTACGCCCTCGCTTACGTGCTCGGCACGCTGTGGAAATTCAAGGCCTATCTGGGGCTGGCCCTGCTCGGACCGCTCGGGCTGGTGATCGGAGCGTTTTTACTGGTCAAGCGGACTCTTTCCGGAATCAACCTCTTCGATTCGGGAGCAAAGATCATCGGCACCCTGGTCGCCGGGGTGAAGTCGATGGCGATGGCTCCGGTGACGGCGATTACGGGTATTTTCCAAAAGGTGCGCAACCTTCTTCCCTTCAGTGACGCCAAGGAAGGGCCTCTGTCGTCTCTGACCCTTTCGGGGTCCCGCATCATGGAGACCCTGGGCGCCGGGGTTCAGGGCGCGGCACCCGGCCTGCACAAGACGATGCGCACGGCCCTGGCCGGGGCTGCCCTGGCGGCGACGTTGACGGTTGCGCCGGTTCCGTCGCTGGCTGCCGTTCCCGGCACCCAGGCTTCGGGGGGCAAACCGGCGGCGGCGCAGGTCAGCCGCAAGGGTCGCAGCGTGGTTATCCAGAACCTGACGGTGCAGCTCCCGGGTGTCACGGACGCCGACAGCTTCGTGCGTCAGTTGCAGGCCCTGGTGGAGGGCTACGATGTCGATTGACGGGACTCTGAGTTTTGAGGACGGCGAGGTGCGGCTCGATAGTCAGAGCGTGCCGGGAATTCTGGTTTCGCACCGGGTGACCGGGGCGGTCCGTTTCGACCGGGCGGAGCAGGATGGCCTCAGCGGGACAGTGAAGGTTCCCCTGGGATGGACGGATGCCGACATCACCCTGGTGCTGGATTTGCTCAGCGACGACTCCGGAGACTGCTACGACAAGCTCGCCGACCTGAACGGTATTTTCAAGGGAGCGGACAACGGCGCAAATCCCAGGATTTATACCCTGACCGGTCGCCATGCGCGGGCGCGGGGAATCGACCAGGTGGTCTTTTCAGGCCTCGATTCTGACGAGGATGATCAGAGCGATGTGCTCCGGGTGACCCTCGCCTTCGGCGAATACCGCCCGGCCATCGTTCGCCAGGAAGAGCAGGTTGCGGCGGCGGGATCCACAGCCTCGCCGTCAGCGGCAACGGTCACCCCGGCCGGAGAGCCGGCAATTCTTGCGGACGGCGATAACCCGTTTGCCTCCGGGTTCGAGGCGGGGGCGGCGTGATGGAGATTTCAGGTCTCAATATCCGGATCATCCTTGCAGGCAGAGAGGTCTTGCGCGCTCCGCGTTGGTGGATCGCCTCAGAGCGCCATGCTCCCCTGGGCCGGGCCGGGGTGACCCTCCCAGACCCTATCGGGGAGATCTGGCGTACCGTAACCGAGGGCGACTCCCTGGAGATCCGCTTGGGCTACCGCGACAGGACGCCTTCAACCTGGACCGGGACGGTGGTCGGCCGGAACCCGGGACGGACCAAGGACCAGGTGGAGGTTGTTGCCGTCGACGGGGCGGCCCCCCTGGCCAGGACCCGCATCACCCAGAGCTGGGAGAACGAAAGCCCCTCGGCAATTATTGCCTGGGCGGTGCGCCGGGCGGGGCTGCCGGTCGGCCGCATCGGAAATGTCGGCATGGTCCTGCCGCGCTTCGTCGCGTCGGACATCCCCGTTTGGCAGGTGGCTCGGCAGGCTGCGCACTCCTGTCAAAACGCCTTTGATCTCGACATGCGCCGCTGGGCTCTGTGGCGGGGGACCGACGGCACGGTGAACTGGGGGGATTTCAACGAGCCCGGCCCGGTGCCGGAGATCGCCACCGCCGTCGGCCTGATCCGGCACACGCCCGCTCTGTTCCCCCAGTCCGGTTTGAGCCGGGTGGAGACCTTCCTTTTGCCGGAAATGACCCATTCGAGGCTCTTTTGGCTGAGGGACTCCCGTCGGGGGATCGACGGCACTTTTCGCGCCCTTCGGGTGCTCCACGAGGGGGAGCCGGACAAGGTCCGGACCCACATCTGGCATGGAGAGGAACATGGCGGGTTCTGAGTCCGACCTGAAAATGCTTCTGCGGCGGGTGGTGGAGCTGGTGATGCCGAATCTGCGCCACTACTACCGCGTGCCGCGCAAGGGACGCATCGTCAAGAGTTACTCCGCGGCCGGCGGTCTCTACTTCGCCGACGTGCAGCCGCTGCGCAACGACGAGAGCGTCGACGAGCGCGAGCCTGTGCTGCCGAGAATCGAGATCCCCATTCTCTGGGGCGGTCCCGACCGGGGCGTGGTCTGTCCCCCGACGCCGGGGACATTGTGCGACATCACCTATTACGACGGCGATCCGAACTATCCGAGGATCAGCAATTTTCGCTGGGAAAAGAACAGGGCGCCGGCCTGCGAGCTGGGGGCGTTCGTCATCCAGCAGTCGCCGGGAACGTTCATCAAAATCGACAAGGACGGGATCGCCTGGATCGAGGCGGCCACGATCCACCTCAATGGCGTCGAGGGCGGGAAGGTGGTTACGACGAAGCACAAGTGCCATTACACCGGATACGACCATGGCGACGGATCGAGCACAGTGACGGCGGAGCAGTGAGATGGCGCTGAATGAGACGGTCCTGGAAAATTTGATCATCGCCGAGCTGAACGCTCTGGGGATTGCCACCGCCGGACAGCATGCCCGGGCGCAGTTGATGGCCAGGGCGATGGCCAGGGCGATAGTGCTGCACCTCACCACTGACGCCGAGGTGCAGACGAATTCGGGAGCCCCTGACGGGGAGCATACGGGGGTCATTCTGTGAGCGACGACGTTTTCGGGCAAGACATCAAGCTGGACGCCGCCGGTCAGGCTCTGGTCGCCGCCAACGGCGATCTGCTGCTGACCGCCGGCGCCGAAACCGGGGTCCAGGACGTTCGGCTGCGGCTCGCCACGCCGCTGAGTGAACTCTTTTATGACAAGGGGTTCGGGGCGCTTCTACATGAATGGGTGAAGGAGGAGAACACTGCGGCGAACCGGAACGCCTTTGAGGCGGAGGCCGAGCGGCGGGTGCAGGCCGACCCCCGGGTGAATCCCGGCAGTGCCGGATGTCGTGTGACGTCGTGGGACGATCGGGGCATCATCGCCCGGGTGTCCTGGGAATTTATGGGAGAGGACCATCCCTTCAACCTGGTTGTCGGCCTCGATGCCGGCAAAGGGGACATGGTGATCAAAGATGTCGATCCAAGAACTGGTTTCTAAATCGCTGGACCAGGTCCGAAAGGAACTGTTCGACCGTCTGACGGCAAAGCAGGAGGAGTACGTTGCCAAGGGGTGGCTGCCGGTCCGGCTGAACCTCAACAAGGGGATCGTTCGCGGCCTGATCGAATTGTGGGCCTGGGGCCTGTATCAGCTCTACCTCTTTCTTGCCGTGGTCCTCGAACAGGCGTTCCCGGACACCGCGACCGGCTTCTGGCTCGACCTGCACTGCAAGCAGGTCGGCGTTACGCGTCTGGCTGCGACCAAAGCGAGGCACACGATCGTCTTCCTGCGGGAAACCACCGTCGGCAATGTGCCGATCGCGGCAGGGCGGATCGTGCGGACCCGGCCGGACGGCACGGGGGGAATCTATCGTTTCGTCACCCTGGATGATGTTGTTCTACCGGACGGCGCTTCGGAGGTGGGAGTCACGGTCGAGGCGGAGGAATACGGTCAGGGGAGCAACGTCACGGCCGGGCAGATCTGCGAGATCGCCACAGTCATCCCCGGGATCGACGGTGTGGAGAACCGGGCCGATTCGCTGCTGAGCGAGGGGGCGGATAAGGAGGGCAACGAGGCCCTTCGCCAGCGCTACGTTCTGGCCTGGCAGAAGCTCAACGGCTGCACCAAACACGCCTATGAGGCCTGGGCTCGTGAGATTTCGGGTGTTGTCAGCGCCAAGGTCCTCGACCAGCACCCCCGCGGGCAGGGGACTGTCGACGTGGTGCTGAAAGGAACAGCGGGGCTGCCGACTCAGGCGTTGATCGACGCCGTGGTGGCCAAAATCAGCGGCACCGGCAACAATGACGAACTGGCACCCATGAACGACGACGTGCTGATCAAGGGACCGATGGCGGTACCGATCGATATCGTGGCCGAGTTGGAGCTGACCGCCGGCGATCCGGACGAGATCCTCGCTGCCGCCGAGGCCAGGGAGAGGGCGCTTTTCGATTCCTCCGCGCCGGTGGCGGGCATCCCGCCCATGGAAGTCGGCCAGGACGGCCCTCTCGATCTGCTGCGCTGGGCGATGATGGGCGCCGCCGGCGTCAAAAAAATCAACTTCACCAGTCCGGCGGCCGACGTGCAGGTACCCCAGGACGGCCTGGCGGTCCTCAACAGCATTGTCCTGACCTACGTCTGGGCGAGCGAGGCATAACATGGGGCTGTTTTGGGACTATTTCAAAAATTCGTTGCGGCTTTCCTTTATACAGAAAGCGGGCCCGCTGTCCCTGTTGGCCGAGGGGTCGGCTGAAACGCTCGACGATGCCAGGGGGGTGATACTGCAACTCCGCGAGCAGTTCCTTCCGGAGAAATGCGAAGCGGAATTGCTGGCCCGCTACGCCCGCAGCCGCGGCATCGTGCAGGCCCCGTTGGAGCCGGAAGCCCATTATTGGGGGCGGGTTCGGTTCGCCTATCTGTGGTGGTCGCGTGGCGGCCGAGCCGGCTCGATGGCGGCGACACTGATCGAATATTTCGGCTTCGCAGAGGTTGCGGTCGTCAATCTGCGGAGCGAGGACCCAAGCCGCTGGGCCGAATTCAAAGTCGTCGCGGAAATCGTCGGGACGGACTTGATGTTTCCTCTCGAGCAAGTCGAGTGGGGGATCAACGAGATGAAGCGCGCCGGCTCGAAGCTGGCCGCTGTCGAATTCGTTTATTCGCTCCTCTCCGACGTGCCCGTCTACTCTTTTGGCCTCACTTCGGCCGAGATCATCACTGTCTTTCCGGAACCTGAATAGGAGACTGCCGTGCCCGCTGAATATCGCTGGATAATGACCCCGACCGGATTGGCCAAACGAGCTGCCGCAGAAGCCGGCGGCGTCTTGTTGGCACCCACCGAACTCGCCGTCGGCGACGGCGGCGGCGTTTATCATGAGCCCGAAGCGCTGTTGGGTGGCTTGGTCAACGAAGTATGGCGGGGCCCCGTCAATAAAATCTACGTGCACCAGGTGCAGGACAATCTGGTGGTCATCGAAGCGAAGATCCCGCCCGATCTGGGGGGATGGGACATCCGGGAAGCGGCAATTTACGACTCCGCGGGGGCCCTGATTGCCGTAGGGAAATATCCCCTGACCGTCAAGCCCGCTCCCGGCTCCGGAGGGGAGAAGGAAATCATTGTGCGCGGGGGATTGCGGGTGAGCAACGGCGGTGACGTGGTGCTGCAGATCGACGCCAGTCTGGTCATGGCTTCCCAGGAGTACGTCGACGCCCATGCCTTGCTCACCGCACCGCATCAGGCGACCAGCGCCCCCACCGCCCTCCGGATGATGACTCGAGATGTCAACGGCTGTTCCAAGGTCGGCCCGCCGCTTGCTGCCGACGACATCGCCCGCAAAGATACGGTCGACGCCGCCCTCGCCGCCCTCGTCGCCGCATCCCCCGCCGCTCTCGACACGCTCAACGAGCTGGCCGCCGCCTTGGGGGATGACCCAAATTTTGCGACGACGATGACCACGGCTCTGGCTGGGAAGGAAACCCCCGCCGGCGCCCAGGTAAGGGTAGATGCCCACAACGCATTGACCTCCCCGCACTCTGCCACGGCGACACCGATTGGCAATCGGTTGGCAAAATACGACGCGGCCGGACGCCTGGAAGCAATCTACGGAATCGCCGGGAATGATGTAATTAATTATTCTCAGTGGTCCGCTGCCAAGGGTGCTGGTGTTGAGCAGTCTTGGGCCATCCCGACCGTTACAAACGGTGTGACCTACCGCAATACGACCGGACGGCCGATAACCGTCTGCGTGAGGTCCTCAGACAGTGGGAGTAGTGGTTCGAACTACTATTTTGATATTTGGGTCGGGGTGTCGTCCGCAGATACACTCGCAGCGTCCGGCACGGCCACCCTTGGGCATCAGACCGTTACAGTGATCGTACCAAACAACCATTACTATAAATTCAACGGAGCAAGTTCCGTGAAAATTCTATCCTAAGAGGAGGTCCTTTGAAATATCTCAAAAATAGCCAGAACGAAGTGTTTGCCTTCGCCGGCGACGGCAGTCAGGATGAGTATATTCCCGAGGGGCTGATGCCCATATCGGAAGCGGTAGCCCTATCCATCGTCAACCCACCCCCGACCGCGTCGCAACTGCGAGCCACCAAAGAAGCCGCTCTCCGCGCCGAAGGCTCCCTGCGCCTCGCCGCCCTCGCCGCCCCCTACCTCCCCGCTGAACGGGAAACCTGGGCGACCCAGCAGGGCGAGGCCCGCGCATGGTCGCTCGATCCCGCCGCGCCGACGCCGATGCTTTCGGCCATGGCCTTCGTCCGGGGGATTTCTCTGGCCGCCCTGGTCGCCAAGGTCCTTGGCAACGTGGCCCTCTTCGAAGCCGCTTCCGGCGCCATCCTCGGCCAGCAGCAGGCGCTCCTCGACGCCCTGGCCGCCGTCGACCCGACAGCGCCGGATGCCGTCGATCAGATCGCCGCCATAGCTTGGGAGGTGTAAGTGGGTGCCTCCCGGGAAGACCACCCCCTGCCGACCGTTTACCTCCTCCGCATCGAAACCGGCGCCCAGGGGACCTTCGGCCGGCTTCTCGGCCCGGAGGTTAACGTCCACACCCTTGAACCGCCCTGGCACGACAACGCCCCGACCGTTTCCTGCATCCCCGCCGGGAGCTACCGTGCCCGGGTCCGCCAATCGCCCCGGTTCGGCCGCGTCTACCACATCCAGGATGTAGCAGGCCGCAGCTGGATCCTCACCCACTGGGGCAACCTCGGCGGAGACAAGGCCCGGGGGTGGGCGACTCACACGGAAGGCTGCATTCTGATCGGCGCCTATCGGGGCACCCTGACCGTTGGTGGACGGCAGCAGAAAGCGCTGCTCTACTCGAAACCGACCTTCGACGACGTCATGGATGTCCTCGGAGGGGACGAATTCCAAATCAAAATCATGGAGGCATGGAACGATGGACGCTAGTGTCATTGGAGATTTTTTCGGCAGTTTCGCCGGCGGGGCCACCAGCGGCGTCACCAGCGCCTTCGGCCTCGGCTTCGGACTGCTCGGCTCCTGGCTCAAAGGCCGCGAAGAACGCAAAAAACGCGAATTCGACGCCCTTGAAGCCGCCAGAAACCGCCAGCACCAGCTCGATGTCATTCGCTTCGAAGCCGATAACGCCCTCAAGATCGAAGCCGCCAAGACCGACCGCGATGTCAAGATGGCCGACCTCGAAGGGCTCACCGAAGCCGTCAAGGCCGACAGCGCCACCTACATCAAAGGGTGGAGCGGAAAGACTCACCCTTTCGTCTCCAGTCTCATCGCCCTCGGCCTCGGCACCGTCGACGTCATCCGCGGACTGACCCGCCCCCTCATCACGTCCTACCTGGTCTACGAAATGAGCCGGATGTGGCGGGACGCCGTCACCAAGGGCGACATGGTTCTGGCCTCAATCATCGCCCAACAGGTTCTTTTTCTGGCCGGCGTCGCCGTCGGGTGGTGGTTCGGCAGCCGTGGCCAGTCCGAGCCAATCCCGAAGACCAAACCCGCCTGAAGGAGCCTCCCATGAAAACCCTCCCCACTCTGCAGCCTGGCGACCGCCTGCTCCTCCTCCGCCGCAACTGGTTTTCCCGGGCCATCGCCTGGTGGCTCTCCAGCGAGTGGAGCCACGTCGCCCCCGTCACCAACCCCACCGACTGCCTCGAGGCCAGCTGGCCCAATGTCCGGCGCTCCGAGATCGCCAACTATCTCGACGGCCGCTACACTGTCGCCGTACTCCGCCCCCGGATGCCGCTCACCGCCGTCCAGGTCAACGCATGGCTCCGCACCGGCGACAGCCTGATCGGCATCCAGTACGATATTCGCAGTTTTTGGGGATTTCTGACGGGCCGCGGCGAGCAATCGGGCGGCCGCGTCAACTGCACCGAAGTCTTGTTGGCGATGGACCAGGCCGCTGGGCTTCTCACCGACCGCTCTAGCCTGCTCGTTTCGCCCCAGTCCTACGCCGAGTTTGCGGCAGCCGGTCTATTCGACGTTATCTGGAGGTCCGCATGAGTCCCGTTGATTTTGGTTTTCGCGTCTACGTCACCCGAGGGGAACTGGCAACCGTCATGGGCGCAGTCGCTTACGGCCTGGCCCGTCTCGCCCTCAAAGACCCGGCCTGCGTCCTGTCGGGCGGGCTCCCCGGGCTGGCCATCATCGAGGTGCTCGACTCCACCAACGGCGTCTACCTCGATAATCCTGAAGTCGTCGGACTGTTTGACCTCCTCCTCGCCGGGGGGATCATCGACCAGGCCGCCCGGGACCGGGTGAGTGCCCATGTTGTCTCCGCACTCATCACCGAGTCCGCCCCCGACCCGGCCAGCCAGTACGCTCACAGCTACCGCGTTCCCCTCCCGGCAGAGCCCAATCCCGTCACCTGGATCAGCCAGTTCATGACGGCTGAGTACAGTGCGTGGGTTGAAGGGCCTTGGATCATGGTCCAGACGAACGGGCTGTGTAACGCTCCCGGTACGGAGGTGATGTAATGGTTGAAACCAGAGGCTGGAACAATCAGGGCGCTCCGACTCAAAAGTCCGGTCAAGTCGCTTACGCTGCAGGGGACATTCTTGCCGATATCATTCAAGGCGTTGAAGATTTCATCGTTCCGCGTGGTTGGGAACTATGGGATGCCGCCGCTGGGCCTAATGCCAGAGCCTATCGCTACCCCTGTCTGCCTGACGCTGAGGGGCAGGTTATGTACCAGCCGTGTGTGCTTGATTACAATACGGCAGGGTATTTGATTCTCAAGAGTTATGAGGCGTGGAATCCAACGACGCATGTTGGGACGAATTTGGCGTATCAGTCAGACGGCCTCACTACTGCACAACGCATCGACTTGGTCTATGGTGGGGATATTAATATTGCCGTCAATCAGGGTTTGTTGTTGTTGATGACCCGTGCAAACTCATACTGGGGTGCCTCAGCAGATCAAGGGCCCACTTGGGTTTGTGAGTTGACCCGCGTTCATCCTCTCGACACGGTTGCAACGGGATATCCAAAGTGGGGGTGGGGTAGCCTGAACTATTTATTTTCACAAGTTAGTTCAACACCACTACGAGTCCCTCGCACAAGGTATGCGGCAACATCAGCGGCACTGGTAGTGGCAGATACGGACTACGGGACAGCAGGAAATCAGGGGGGTGTGAGTGTGCCCGGATATATGCTGATGCCTCAATTTAACTCATCCCTAAGCGGTAAACCTTGGGTCAGTAATCTACGAATCAGAGGCTTTAGTATTTACATATATTCCGCCGAAGTATTAGGCACAATCATGGGCCTACTCACCATTACCCGCACACAAGGCACTCACATTGGTGACGAGGTTTCCGTCACAGTCTCGCCCGACACCGGCTTTGCCGGACAGAAGTTTGTCGATCATGCCGGGGCCACGGAAAGCTGGTGGCTTGTCGGCTCAATCATCGGCAATCAGGGACGCATTGCGGTGGAGAAATAGCTATGGCGTTGATTGAGACAAGCATTGAAGTTGGCCACCACAGCCACCCGGAACAACATGACATCTCTTTCTACAAAGCCCCACCAGTCGCCTACCAGTTGGCTGAGGGTGTTATTTATGACAGCGTGGCGGGGACGTACTCAGGCCCTCCGCACTACAAGCCTCAAGAAGTCCACGTCAGCCTTGCTCCCCTTCCCCAGAAAGTAGAGGTGTCCCTTGGAAACTTATAAACTGCACCGCCAGCCTGCGGTTGGCGACGAGCAGGAGGCCGTACTGTTCGAGCTGTTCCAGCCTGACACTGGGGGTTCTCTGGTCAGCGTCGCCACGGTGGACTGGAGCGAGGCCGACCCGGCGATTCTACAACCCGACCCGAGCGGGAACCCGGAGGTCAAATACTGGCATTGTGCGGTGGCTGACGAGACCAAGGCATTTAAGGTCGTGCCTCAGACGGCCATCGAGATTAGTCGCAAGGATGAGCATCTGATGCCGGCGAGGCCGGCGGAGCCGGGAGGATTGACGGTCTTTGTTTATACCGCCGACGCAGGGATGGGCGTGGTCTCCGGAGTGAAATTCGCGGCCGTACCGAAGGGAGGAAGCGTCGTCGCTGCTGGAGCCAAAACAATTGTACAAGAACGGAGCACTTCCTCCGATGCTCTGGGGTACGCAAGTCTGCCACTCCCTGCGGATGCAGGTCTCTTCACCCTGTCTCTGGGTCGACACCGCGCCTCAATCGACACTGCCGGCAAATCTAATCTGGTGGTAAATTTCAAGGATTTTATCTAAGGAAGGAAAAGAGAGGGAGCGCCCGGGCAGTGGCGGCAACCACGGCCCGGGCACCGAGATCACAGAACCAGCCTGTGAGCCCAGCCAAGGCTCCCCCACCCCGTACGAGGTGGGGCGAGTTTAGCGCGTCAAAACACTTTTGACAAGGAGCTCACCATGCACAGACCAATTATCCCCTGGATCGGCGGCAAACGCCGCCTGGCAAAACATCTGCTGCCCCTATTCCCTAAGCACACCTGCTACGTTGAGCCCTTTTGCGGCGCTGCCGCACTCTTCTTTCTGAAACCACCCGCCAAAGTGGAAGTAATCAACGACATCAACGGCGACCTGGTCAACCTCTACCGAATCGTGCAACACCACCTCGAGGAGTTTTGTCGCCAATTCAAACATGCTCTGGTCAGCCGCCAAATCTATCATTGGCTGAAGATTACCCCAGGCGAGACCCTGACTGACATCCAGAAGGCTGCCCGTTTCTATTACCTGCAAAAGATGGGTTTCGGTGGGAAGGTCGACGGCCGCGTCTTTGGCATCGCAACCACCAGCCCACCTCGACTAAACCTCACTCGCATCGAAGAAGATCTCAGCCAAGCTCACCTGCGACTCTCCAGGGTTTATGTCGAGCATTTAGACTGGCAAGCCTGCATAACCAAATACGACCGACAAGAAACCCTCTTCTATCTCGACCCGCCATACTGGCAGACCGAAGGCTACGGAGTGGACTTCAACTTCGACCAATACCTGGCCATGGCGGCGCTACTGCGAGAGATCAAAGGCAAGGCCATCCTCAGCATCAACGACCATCCGGACATCAGGGAAGCATTTAAAGGTTTGCCGATGGAGACCGTCGGGATAAACTACACCGTCGGCGGCGCTGGGAAGGGTGCACAGAGGACTGAATTGATTATTCGGAACTGGGGAGAGTGAAATGGAAAAGAAGGCTGAGGAGAAGAAGGAATCTGAGCCGATTCCTTGGGTGAAGGTTGTGTTTATAGTGGCAGCCGTATGGGCGATATTGGGGGGACTGACGATCTTGATCGGAAATAGCTGGACCGAGAGAGGTCAAATCGGAGATATGTTTGGATTGGCGAACTCACTTTTTTCGGGTCTTGCTTTCGCCGGGGTGATTTTCGCCATCTTGCTACAAAGGCGAGAGCTTGAGTTGCAGCGTGAAGAGCTGAAAATGACTCGGGGGGAATTGAAACGAAGTGCAGAGGCTCAAGAGAAGTCGGAGGGAGCTCTCAGGAAACAAGCTGCTTCCCTTAGGGCTACAGCCAAACTGAATGCTGCGGTCACTTTGCTGGAACACTATAATGGTGAGATGGTGATAAATAATGGGTTTACGGGCGGATCCCCAAGAGAAGCAAATTGGAGGCATGCCAGTGCTCGGAAGGAAGAAATTCTTCAGGAAATAGAAAAAATCTATGATGAGAAAAATGACTAGTGACCTTCTCCACCTCACCGGGTGATGCTAAAGCTGACTCGTCCCCTTCAAGGGGGACGAGTCAAAATGTTTTTGAGGATATCAACTACATTTTCGCGGTCACTTTTCGCAATTTTAAGCAGCTAGTTTTCGCGCGCGGCTTCACCCTTCGAGGTTCCTTGACAACCTTCCGGGATTTTTCTACTCTACCGCCAGTTTCCCCTTCATCCCGAAAGGACCCCTCCATGCGCGTCACCGCCGTGATTCCCGCCCGCTACGCTTCCACCCGTT